GTGTATGAGATTAAATCAGGCAGCACAAGCCCTTACCAGCTGGGCAGCAATACAATCTACCGGGAGAACACAGAATGGACGCCTATGACAAATATTTCAGGGGCAGATTTTGATTATACCATTAACCCATTTTCCGGGTTAAAATCCGCTTACTTCCCAGGGTTTACTAACGGTCAATATTTTAAGTTTACAGACGGAGTTTTGCACGACCTGGATAATTACAGCTATGTGAAATTTTACATCAGATTAGGCGCCAGTTTCTCCGGTAAATACATCAGTGTAAAATTCAATGAGAGCGGCACAAAGAGAACCAATTATTTAGCAATATCAAACGGCAGTTATGGCTTTAATGCCAATCTGTTAAACACCTGGCAACTGGTAGCAATACCGATGAATGAATTCATTTATGATGACGTAAACTTCAATGAACTATATTTTGTAACAAGTGGATCAGGTAGTGCTTTTCAGATTGATAATGTTCAGCTTCAAAGCGGGGGTATTACAATCAGTTCAGGCGTTACCTCTTTCAACGGAATGACCGGAAATGTGATCGGAGCATTTTCAGACAGTGCAAAAATTAATTCAGATACATCGCTTTACGAATTTTATAATAAATACACCGGGGTAAGAGTTTTTACATTGCCTACTTTAATGGTGAATCTAACTCCCCGGGATACCTGTATTGTAATTGATAGCATCGGACCACGACAGTATACCATTGGATTAAATCCTTATTGTGTTGGCAGTGGTTCAGGTCCTACAGACACTTCCCTTATTAGGGAGATTGTATCGGATTCAATAGCAGGCAAATTAAATATCAGCGATACGGCTGCATTGGTTGCAAATTATGCCGATAAAATAAACGATCATTCCGATACATTAGCCGCACACAATATAAGGATAGGAGCGAATACATCGGCTATTGCAACAAAGCAGGCAGCATTATCTGGAACTGGAATCGTAAAGTCTACAGCCGGTACCATCAGTTATTTAACCGATCCTTTGCCGGTTTTAAACGGCGGTACAGGAACAGGTACGCCGGGCTTAGTTGCAGGTACAAACATCACTTCCATAACAGGAACGTGGCCAAATCAAACTATTAATGCAGCAAGCGGCGGTGCATCAGGATTAGATGCAGCGATGGCAATTGATAGTAATACAACGCATCAGTTAATTTCAACACAGAAAATATTGTCAAGGGATAGCAGTATTTCAAATGTAAATTATAGCAACTCGGTAAATATTGGAGATAGCATAACAGCACAAACCGATTCCGTATTTTATTATGGTACAAGTATAGAAGTTGGAACAGGTGCAACCTCGGCCCCATTTAAATATACAACATTGCTATCCGCATCAAATAAATTATCCACTTTTGAATCGAATAATGGAATTAGTAGCACTCGCATGGTTAAATTGACTAATGGGGATAATTCATTTATAGACCGTCTCTCATCAATCCCAAGTTATAGGTCTACTATGAGATATTTTATTATCGGTACCTACGCTGTAAATGATTGCAATTTAACTTCAGGGATTGGCATTTACATCACTTCGCTTTCAAATGCGATTGATACGCTTCTATTAAATCGAAATTATCCAGCAAAAAAAATAGTCGTGCTTACTCCATCAGTCAGTTGGTCAACCGTAGCCGGAAAGAATTATGATTCAATGAAATTATATTCAGATGCTACTATTGCAGTAGCTAAAAGCAAGGGTGTTATTTTAATTGATGTGTTTAAATACATGATGAACTCTGGTGGAAGATCACTGATAAGTTCTGATTCTATTCACCCTAACAATGCCGGACATTTAGCCATTGCAGACGCTATTAATATGGCGTTGGGAAGTGCAAAAATAAACGGTAGTTTAATTGTAAAAAGGTCAGCAACTATTTACAATAAATTAGGGGTAGGGACAACAGAATATGCAGATGGAGATGGCTCAATTACAGGTAATTTTAAAGCACAACAGGGAACTAATTTTATAACTTTTAATGGTAGTACTGCTAATTCAATTTTCCAGGTTAGCACAAACACAACAGGCAACTATTTACGTTTGCTTTCGCAGGGCGCATCAGGGCAATTTATTGGATCTGTTGGGGCTAATTCACTTGCAATACAAAGTAATTCTGCAACACGGTACTTACTATCTTCATCTGGGGCGCATACTGTTACCGCAGTTGGGTGGACGTTGACAAACACTGGCACTACAACAGGAACTTTGACAGGAGCATTAACCTATACATCCTCGGCATCAGCAGGAACGCAGTATAATTTTTTCGGCAATTCAACATCTACATTATTACGGTTCAATGTCGGGAATAATAGTACAAATGAGATGCTTACATTAAGCCAGTCGGGGTCTGCAAAAGACGTTACAGCATCGGCACAAGGTGACATGGTAATACGGGCATATTCAGTTGGTGCAGATAAAAAGCTATTTTTTGCAACAGGAAGTACAGCGGTTCAAAATATGACGCTATTCCCAACAAAGGAAGTAAATATAGGATCAAATTTAACTGTAGTACCATCTTCTATTTTAGATGTTAACTCGACAACACAAGGATCAAGGCCGTTCCCATCTATGACAACAACTCAACGTACAGCTATTCCCAGCCCTGCGGAAGGATTGTCAGTGTATGACTTAACGCTGCATAAGCTATATGTTTTTGATGGAACAACTTGGCAAGCGGCATGGTAAAGTTACTTACCATATTACTATTCCCATTCACGCTAAACGCACAGGACACAACCTATGCAGAGCAGCTAACTTGGACTGAACAAATACCGGCGAAAGCATCGGTGCCAAAGTTCTACCATTTTTCAAAAAATGAAATAATCGGTATGCCTTTGATGTCCCTTAGTGCATATTATAAGGCAACAAGGGAGGCAATCAACTACAGAGGCTTTGGGAAAGGAGAAATGTTTTGGGACATTAACACAAGCTGGAAGAACAAGTATAAGAATTGGGATAAAGGCGATAAACGAGAAAAGTTCCCCGGATCAAAAACATTCCTTGTAATGTTCACAGACGGTAATCATCTCATGGGGGCGGCTAATACTTTGACATTAACAGTGGGCAGCTACTTCGTTTTGAGTGATTTTAAAAGAGAGTGGAAGATGTACAAAGGTTGGGAAAGGGTAGGTTATTTAGTCATCAGAAAGTTGGGGATATATTCAGTTCGGTCATTGATTTTTGAATTAATTTTTGAAGCATTATGAAATATATTTTAATCACATTCTTGCTATTGTCTGGAATATGTTCACAGGCGCAGCTAAGCACTAACCAATTCAAGCAGGTAACGAGCATGATTAAAACTTCATCCGACAACTTGTACAAAGAGATTAACTGGCTGAAAATGCAACGAACAAATGATCTGCTAAGAATAGCCTTTCTTGAAAACCTGACAGCACAACAAAGCATCCAAATAAAAGCGAATTCAGACAGTATTATTTCAATAAAAAAATATATGGCCGATTCACTTACGGGCAATTTAAAGGTTGACACAAACGGGGTACTAAGGGTGTACAACAATATTTTATTTTCAAAACAAATCAAATGAAATTATTAATCGCACTTTTATTTTCCATTAGTTGTTCTGCACAGGTTCAATTAAAATTGCAGGCCGGTTCTTACACACCACCTTATGTTCCCCCGACTCCGGTACCAGGTAATACCGGGGCCTTTACATTTACATTAGGCAGCCAATTGAAAACAAGCGCCGGAGTATTCCGTAACGATTCTATTTTAGTTAAAACTCTTTGGAACGATGAAAGTTATTCAGCCGGAACATATACAAAGTATTGGGATGGCACAGACGATTACGGCAATGTAATTCCTTCGCCGGATGCGAATTACAAAGTGAAAGTATTGAGCAATAATGTAGCTCACACCTGGCAGGGTACAATCGGTAATACATCGGATTCGATGACAGGAAGCACCAAACACCGGGGCTATTATTACTGTATGCGTGGTTTAGTTTTCGCCGGATCATACGGATATTTTTGCACCGGGTATTCAGAGGGTGGCCCATCAATTGCAAAGTTCAATATTGCTACTCCAAATCAAAAAATTCAGTTCTTTTCAGGCGATGCAAATTACAAGGCAGATAATAATTACGTGGCAACAGATGGTACAAAAGTTTATTGGGGTGCATTCGATTCTAACAGCCCAAATAACACCTTTGTCTATGCGACAAATACAAGTGATGCTCTTGTGGATTTTAGCGCCGGGGCAAATTATATCATCACATACGGGAATGGGCAGACGTACAACTGCATTTCAAAATTAAACACAGTCAACTCTCTAATCACAGGATTGGCTGTTCAAAGAGCAGGTAATTATTTATTTGTGTCGAGGGCTGCATTAAATCAATTGCAGGTGCTTAATAAGAGCACCGGTGCATTGGTGTCAACATTGACATTCTCAAGTCCTACCGGGTTATGTGTCGATTCGAATGATAACCTTTGGATGACAGTTGCCGGGGCAGTTGGTAAGTATTATGTATCAGGTACCGGGGTGATTTCTTCACAGGTATTAGCATTGAGCGGAACGGATAACCCACTTGCAATTTCATACGGTAATAATAGAATAGCTGTTTGCAATGCCGGAACTTCACAGCAGGTTCAATTTTACGATACATCGGGCGTATTGCAAAGCACATTGGGCAGCGCCGGAGGGTATGCAACCAGTTCGGTTGTAAATAATTCAAAGTTTTATTTTAGCGATGCAATTGGGAATAAATTGCCCTTCGTAGCTTACCAATCAGATAACAGTTATTGGGTAAATGATCCGGGGAACTTTCGGGTGCAGCATTATAATTCAAGCAATGTATTTGTAAATAGGGTGATGAATTTAGGCAGCACATACAGCGTTTATCCTGACAAAAATAATATCAATAGAATATTTGCCGGTTACTTGGAATTTAGTACCGATTACACAACGCTAACTGGTGGCAGCGGTTGGGCGCTTACAAATAATTGGGGCGCAACGGTTAGCAATCTGTATGATGGATTCGGCCAAATGAGATTTCAAACAACGCTAAGCAATGGCAGGACATACGGAGTAATTCGCATCGGTAGCACTTATGAAATAGTGGAGTTGGTGGCCGGGGGGCAAACAAGATTTACGGGCGTGATGATTGCACTTTCACAGGTACTATGTGATGATGGTAGCCTGCAGGATTATACAGAAAGCGGCGGCACCGCAACGCTAAGGAGATACCCGTTGTCGGGCTTCAGTTCCAACAATCCAACATGGAGCATCACAGGCGAAGTATTAGCCATTTTGCCCTACGGGAATAACCCGATAACATATCCAAACAGCCAGGCATTTTCAGGTCATAGGGTAGCATTTTTCAATTATAATTCTTATCAGTCAAACAGCGGGCCGGTTTATACAACAGGGTGTCATTTATCAGTATCAACACGGGGCAGCAGCTCTACTTTATTCAATACAGAAAAATCTACACACCGAAATTATGAAGGGGGTTATCCTGGTTCAGGTTGGTTCGATGTTGGGAACAAGGTTAATAATTATGCAGGTGGTTCAATGAGTATTTCAGGCACAAATATTTTTACATCATATCATGGCGAATTTTGGAAAGACGGGCAAACAAATAAGTTCAATCATTACTACAAAAATGGGTTAGCTATCGGGCAATTTGGTACAACCCGGTTCGATGTAGGATTTCTTAACCATGCAGCCGAAGGAATGGCAGGGAACGCTTTAACTGCGGTATATATTGCATCTGGTACTGATTCCGGTTATATATATCATGGAGACGAATCGGATCATTCAAGTTTGCACAGGTGGAAGGTCTCAGGATTAAATACAATTGCGGAACAATCTATCAGTTTGGCGTTCCCATCTGCTTATGTTGCACCGGCTTTGGGATATACCAATCTAATGGCTGGTATTTCGTTTGATGCAACTTTTAGCAATTCAGGAGCATGGACAAGATACCCAACAACAGGTGGTGGACTTACGATGAATACAAGCCGTTTCAGCTATGATCGTTTGAAAGATAACGATGTATTAATGGCATATAGTAACCCCAACACAGCGGCGGTAATTGATTCGGTGAAGATTAATTTAGGAAGTAACAATGTAACGACTAATTGGAAGATAACAGGGAACATTGCCTATCCTGTAAATGCAGCTAACTATGGCCCTACAGCGCAATATTTTGAAGTACTGGATGCAGCCGGAAAAGTACTAACAACCTTCTACCCTGTCCGTGATTTATCTGCATACCCTTCCGTTAATTACCGACTAAAAGGCAATACGTTGAACTTAATAAATATCACTGAAACGGGTTCGACTTTTAATGAATATTTAAGGGATTTAAAAGCCTTTGAAATCATTTGTATCGGTGGAAATGTAACTTTTAATTACGGCAGTTACACCGGAACAACAACCATTTCAGATGGTACCGGAAATTGGAGAACGCCTGCATCAATACGATTTAGATTCACAACCACAACAGCCGGTGGAAGTGTTGAAGGCGCAAATGTTACAGTACAAAATTTGAAACTTAATAAAGATTATTAAGATGGGAGCAGGACAAATTATAGCAGGTACATTTTCTTTTATAACTCTTGCCGGAGCGTTAATAGGGCTGTACGTTAAAATGGTTACTGATGCAGCACTTGCAAAGCAGAAGCATGAATATTTACAAACAGAGGTGAATAAATTAGAGCACCGGGTAAATGAAATTGAAGATAATGCCGTAATGAAAATTGATAAAATCCAGGAATCATTACATAAAATGGAAATAAATATTGGTAAACTTTTAAACAAATAATCATCATGGAATCAATTAACGAAGCATTACAGATAATATTAGGGGGCAAGTCGGGCGGCTACTATTTAGCAGGATTTTTCTTTTCTCTTTTAGCAATCATATTGTCTCTACATCAGCACTCGAAAACAAGGGATAAATATTCTATAAATACTCCTATAAAATTCAGTTGGGGTTTTTTACTGTGGGATAATTTTAAACGAATCACTATGTCAATAATTGTAATGTTTATCCTGTTCAGGCTATTTGACCTTAGCAACCCTTTTGCAATGATAGGGGTAGGTTTCTTTGTTTCATTTGGATTAGATAAAGCAATTCAGTTCCTGATGGAGAAGACAAATATTATGCAGTTTTTGGAACCAGCACGCAAAAAAGACTAATCATGAAAATATTAATTGAACACCTTAAAAATGCTGGCAGCCTTGCTATAATAGGCTTCGCACTTGTAGCGGTTATACTGCTATTTTCAGGCAATTGCAATAAGGTAGAGAAGCCTATAATTATACCAGTTAAAACTCAGGTTGAAGTAGTTAAAAAAAAAGAATCTATTATTACTGCCAAGGTAGACAGCACTCAGTTGATTGTGCAGAAATTGCAATCAGAGAAATCAAAATTACTCCAATCATTAAAATATTACCAGAACGAAAATAAGCGCCTTGGTGGCCTTGCGTTGCAGATTGATACAATCTATCAAGATAAAGTAATAACGGACTTTATTGATAATGTGGCAACCAGTGACAGTATTTGTAACGCAACTGTTTCCGTTTTGGAAAGTGTTGTTGATAAGCAAACTGAAATAATTGCGCTAAAGGATTCAATGTATAGCACTTTACGAACTGCATTTAATTCGTCCATAGATCAACAGGAACTCTGGAGCGATTATACCAGGAAGTTAGAACGCAAAGTAAAATGGACGCAGGCCGGAAGGTTTGGATGGAAAGCGGCTGCAATCGCCGGGGGATTGTTTATTCTTAAATCAGTTGTTAAGTAATACTTAAGTACTAAAAATTAAAATTATGACACCAAAAGAGTTTGTAACACTACTTATGCCGCATGCCTTGCTGGCGCAGAAAAATACCGGTATTCATTATTTAGCAATACTGGCACAAGCTGCATGGGAGAGCGGCTGGGGGAAAGCGGTACCTGGTAACATGTATTTTGGCGTAAAAGATACTGATGGCGTTAACGGTAATGAACAGCTGCTCATTACGCATGAATACAGCAGCAGGCAGGATCTTAAATTTCCGGTGATCATATCCGTAACGCCAGTGATCCGGAACGGCCGTAGCATGTTTAAATACAAAATCAAAGATTATTTCCGCAAGTATGCAACGCCTGCAGAATGTTTCACCGATCATGGTAATTTCTTTATCCGGAACAAGCGGTACACCAAAGCGTTGGCCGTAAAAAACGACCCGGTGAAATTCTTTGAGGAAATTGCGAAGGCTGGTTATGCAACAGACCCCAATTATGCTGCTAATTTAAAAAAGGTGATCCAGGTGATCCAAAAAAACATTTAGCCGGCACAATCCCAAACCCGGGCCATTTCTGCATCGGCAAGTTTATTACTGACCTTGCCGTATATAGAAGTGGTTTTTAAATTTGTATGGCCCAATATTTTAGACAGGATATAGATATCTCCTCCACGGTCCAAAAAATTTATGGCAAATGTATGCCTGGCCAGATGGCAGGTTACATTTCGGTCAATTCCTACCCCTGCTGCAATGATTTTTAAATAATCATTCATCTTCTGGTTGGTGTACACTCCTTTGTCAATCCGGCTATAAGCCTGTTTGATTTTTTCGGTGGCAAAAATACTAACCGGCTCCCCGGTCTTTTCTGTAGCAAGTATGATCTTCCCATTTACAAAACCTTTAAACCGGTGCATATCTCCATACCGCAACCCGGTATAACAACCAAACAGGAACCAGTTGGCTACATTTCGCAATTTCTGGCTATTGAGCGGATTATCTGCAAAGGTTTCTATCAGCTGTATTTCTTCTTCGCTTAAACCTTGCCGCAATGGATCTGAATACTTTGCTCCCTTAAATCCTTTTGCCGGCGACCTGGCCATGATACCATCTTCTACAGCTGCATTTAATATTGATTTAACAAACTTGCTCGCACTCCAAACCGTATTGGACACATTTCCTAAACCCCTGCAGTAATCTTCAAAACTGGTGAGCATGTCCTTATCCATATCCTTTAATTTCAGCCTTGGATTAAAAGCATTGAGTTTTGCCAGGTAACTGTTTTTATGCTTGATGGTACTTTTTGCCTGGGTGCCCTTCCATTGTTTTATTTTCTTCTCCGCATACTCGGTAAATTTCAGGTCCATGTTCTTTTTTACCCGGGCAACATTTTCGCCGGTAATGGCAGATTCCAGGTGATCCTTTTCCAGTTGCGATATTTTACGGCGCAATTCGGTATTGAGCAGGGCCTTGTTTGGATGATTGATAATGATACCGTCTTTTAACTGATCTTCCTTCAGCATGATGCCGGTAGGGTAGTAAGTAACCTGGCGCTGGATGGTTACCCGTATGCGAAGCGGGAAATTACCTTTACTGTCTGGCCGCTGGCTGTTTAAAACAGCCTTTATATTTTGTTTAAACATCTTGTTTCAACATTTTATTAAACAATTGAGGGAAAAAATAGGGTTTTTTAGGGCGGATTGGGGAAATGAAAATCAGCCGAAACCCTTACCTACAAAGCAAAAGCCGCTACGAGAGCGGCTTTTGTAAAATAGCTGGTAGTGCCCACGAAAGGAATATCCCCTATTTGCACAAAAGCGAATACCAATAACGGTTTCAGAGGAATTTACGAATGGTTGTTTAAACATTTTGATAAACATTACTTAAACGTTAGTTGAAAGTTTTCTTGTTTTAGGTTGAAGTAGCATGCGAGGGATGCGATGATAATGGCGATGGTTTGAAGCAGGCTGGTGTAATTTAAAAAACAGCTGATGCCGGATATGGCGGATAGTACGGCAATCATTACAATGCCGGCTTCGGCTTTATGGCTTGGCGCCAGTAGGATGGCGGATAAGATGTACACTGCGCCACCTGCTATGCCGGCCAGGACGGGGATCATATATACCACTACCCATTCGGATACGCCCATATCCAATAAGCGCTGGTTATTAAAGTGTATAATTGCCCAGGTTATGATTAGCAATGCAGCGAATGATGCAGGAATCATAACGATCCAGCGGAATACCTTGATCGTAATTTGTTTTGTAATAACATGTTGCATAAATAAATATTTCAGGGGCCTGTCCTTTTTTAAAATCCAATACTGTACTTTAGTGCTGCAATTAACTATCCATCTTCCTCCTGCAAGCCTTTTATCTACTACTATATAAAAGATATAACTCTTACGTACGATGTTGACGAAAACGCCTTGCAAAACATGTATTATTGATGGGAAATGCCCAATCCCGACCTTGCCAGCAGATCTTCAGCTAAGATCCTGCCCAATTCTATTGCAACCTCCTTCACGTTTAATTCAAACCTTTGCGCCAGTAAGGAAGCGGTCTTTAATAGGTCAACCGGAGCAGCTGCATCATTTTGTTTTGGAGCGGCTGAATTAACCTTTTGTATCAGATGTGTATTATTGTCTGCCAGGCGCCTGTTGGCTTCTGCAAGCACCTTATTGGCTTCAGCTAATGCCATACTGCTTTTTGCTAAATCCCGGATTGTTTCTGCGGTAAAATCTGTTTGTGGTGAATTATTGCCTTCTGTATGATTTTGTAATATATCTGCAAACTCTATCTTAACCTTCTGGATGCATGACGGATCATTTGATTTGATCAGTGTGGATAGGTGCCCACGGCTATAGCCCAATCGTTTTGCGATTTCTTCCTGATTAACCTTCAATTTAAACTGAACGATATCTATCAATTCCTTTAAATTATTAGACATAATCTAAATTATTAAGTGTTTTTTGACTAATTATTAAATCTTACAAAATCTTACAAAAGCTTGCAAAATCTTACATGATGTATCCTATCTTTACCAACAGTTACACAATAATACACATTCTTACACATAAATGCGATGATTTTCGTCATTGTTATATAAAATAATTTTTATCGGTATGACACTTTTAACGGTTGAAGAGGTTTGCGAAAAGTTGAAGATTAGCCGTAAAACGCTGTACACGATCCGCCAGAAAGGTGAGATACCTGAAATGGACGTAGAGGGATTGGTAAGATTTTCAGAGGAAGCGATCAATGATTATTTGAAATCAAAAACAAAAAAGAAGTAAGGTATGGCTACCATGCAAAAGAAGCGGATTGCAGAAATGTACCCGGTGAAAAAATACCTCAGTATTAGTGAAGCCTGCAGCTATATGGATATGTCGCCCGAAACTTTTAAAGGATTAAACCTGTCAGTAGCAGCTATCAATGGAAAGAATTATTACCGGGTGGCTGAACTGGATGCATTGTTTGAAAACTCAATCATTATTCATCAAACTAAATAGCATGAAACTTTTACTATTTGTTTTTACCATCCTGCTGATAAGTTGCAGGCCTGGCAAATGGGTAGGTGGTAACGAGCACCATTTTGATCAACGGGATTCTATCAGAGCGAAAATCAATCAATCAAAAATAAATACAACTATATGGAAAAAGTAACGCTTGCTTTATGCTGTCTGTATGCCTTGTTTTTTGTGGCTTTATTTTTTAAACGAAGGAAAAAGCCACCATTGAAACCATTTGCCCCAAAAGTGGCAGAATTCAATGATTGTTTTCACTACGAAATTGATCTGATGAACCTGGAAAAAGTGATCCGGTCAGCGCCCAATCTATTATGCCTCAGCATGGCTAAACAACAAATTAAAGTATTCAATATCAGGTATAGAAACAAGGTGAATAACACTATGTTGATTTTAGCGACCAATGATTTGCGGCGGATGGCAGACGAGCAGGAGAATGTCATTGAGTTACGCAACTGTATGCTGAATTAAGTCTGTTTTTTGATTCAACAGTAGTAAGAGATATCAACCTGTTTCTACAGGTTGATTCATTTTTAAAAAAGTTCTTTGATTAAAATAAATGTGTTGGAGGTGAAAAGCATTCCATTTTGATGCAGCAAAAAAACTTACACCAACATAAAAAAAAGACTGTATTGCTTTTGTATAGTGGCGGTAACGCTAATTGAAATGGATGTTGTAGATGCAGATATGGGCCATTTAAAATACATCCCGTAAATGGGTTGGCCCGTTAATAACATTGACCTTAGAAATAAGGGTATGTGCATCCATATACATTAGCATACAGTTCTTTTAAAAATGGGGAGTTAGCTCAGTTGGTTAGAGCAACGTTACAGTTAATAACGGGGCGGAAGTTCGAGTCTTTCACTCTCCACAGCGGTTATCTGTACCGTATAACACAGTAAGGACCAGGGGGCGGTGGAAGATGAAGCCGCCCCTTTTTAAAAAGTAAATTATTCAACATGGTACATATCATCAAAAACAAGGCTGGAAAATTCGACGTAGTGACCACTGCACGTAACGGCAGTTTTCTTTCGGGATCCAAACAGGGATTTAACCGGAAGGCGGGTGTGATCAAAAACATCAGGGCTCAAATGAAAGAGTTTAGATCATCCGTAGTAGTGGCGCAGGATGATACACTTAAAAGGCCGGTTATTATGATTATTACCCCGATGGATATTGAGGTAACCAACGACCAACCAGGCAGGTCGTATCAATCCAAGTAATTCATTTCAAAATTTAAAATAACAATGGAAACAACCAATGTAAACACCAAGCTTACGCTTATTGATAAGCTTAACAGCAGCAGCCCTGCCGGCGTAGCCAATCTTCCGGAAGTGGCAGACCGGTTTAAAAACATTTACAAAATCATGAATGGTGGTGACAGTAATGTAGCAACGCTAAAGTACGAAGCGGAAAAATTTCACTTTATGAAATTGATAACCGACAACGCTAAACTGCAGCAGTGCACCAAGCTTTCGCTGTATGGCTGTTTCATTGATATGGCAGTAAACGGGCTTTCATTCGATCCAGGTATGAAGCATGCGTATGTTATTCCTGATTCATTTAAGGTAATTGTGCAAGGGCGTGAAACATGGGAGCAAAGAGCCACATTGCGTATTGATGGGCGTGGTGAACTGGTGATCAGGCAGAAACAGGGGCAGATTAAATATGCCGATAATCCGGTACTGGTTTTTGATGGCGACGAGTTTGTGCATGGTACCAAGGATGATAAAGTGTATTTGGAGCACAAAGCTATTCACCCAAGAAAAAAAGATTCCGAAGTGATTGCCTGTTACCTGCGCATTGAACGCCCGGATGCATCGGTGGATTACAAAGTATTTGGTATTGATGAAATCATGAAACTCAAATCGATCAGCAAGCAGCCGAATTCAGTTGCATGGACGGCCGGTTTAAACGGAATGATACAAACCAAAACCATTAAACACGCCTTTCGCAGTTACCCGAAAGTAAAGCTGGGTAACTTCTCTAAACTGGAAACAGAAGTGACAGATCATAACCAGGAAATGCAGATTGATTACGGTATTGCAGATATGCAGGAAGCGGCAATACCGGCTATTGAAAAACCACTGGAAGCACCTGTTGCGGAAAAGCCTAAAGCGGAGTTTGAAGAGGCGGAAGTGGTATCTACCAAAACAACTGCAAAGGATAATCGCTTCAATGGAACAGATGATGATTTTGCAGAGGAATCGCCCAAGCCTAAATCAGCCGGGAAAAAGTTTGAGGACGACGAATTTTAATTAACCACCTAAATACTAAATCAAAAAATGGCAGAAGAAACAAACAACCAGTTGGCGGTGATACAAAACAGTATCGAACTGCTTAAATCGGCCCCGGAGATTTTACAGGCCAACCAGATCCGGAAAAACAAGGCGATTGAAACCGGCAATAAAATCCTTGCAACTATTGGCGAGGAGGGTATGAGTATTACACTGGATGAACGGTGCAATAACTACCTGGCCAATATCAATAAGGCGAGCACTTCCATGAAAGACGAACGTGCCGGCGTAACGCAGATTATGGACCAGCTTAAAAAAATGTACACCGAGGTGGAAGCTGAGATTGACATTAAAAGAGCGGATACGGTGCCGGCAAAAATACAGGCCCACCGGAACGCCTTTGCAGCGGCAGAAGCCAAGCGTAAGGCAGAGGAGGCGAAAGCCGCACAGCTGGTGGCAGACAGGGCTAAAGAGGCGTTGGAAATTAAAGCGAAGATTGAATTGAAGTACACAGAGCATTATCAAAACTACCTGTACACACGCAAACAAAATTTGCACGATTCCTTTAATAAAATTTCACTGGAAACTTACGGAGAGAAAGCCTTGCTGCTCAAAAAGTTCAATCCGGCTATGAAGGAAGATGCGGTAAGGGAAATTGAATTACGTATCCCTTCTGTAATTCATAGTTCACAGGAACTTAAAGAATTTGCTGATGAAGTGTTCAGACAAAAGGTAGCAGAATTCACTTCAAACTACGCAGCGGAATTAAACCTGCTGAAAGATGAACTGGTGGACAAATTGCCTTCAAAGCTAAATGCGCTGAAAGAAGAAAAGCGCCTGGCAGATGAAGCAGCGGCAGAATTGGAGCGGCAGCGCATTGAAAAGGAAAAGAAGGACGCAGAAATTGCGGCAGCCGGTGCCAAGGAAAAAGCAAGGTTGCAGGCAGAGCAGGAGGAGCAGCGGATTGAGAATGAAAAACGCAATGCCATTTTGAAAGCAGAGCAGGATAAAGCTGCACAGCAAAAGCTGGAAAGAGAACAGGAGGAGCAGCGTAAACTGGAAGCAGATTTGGCACAATCACGGGAGGCGGCAGAGCAGGATATTGAGATTAAGAAACAGGGTGAGGCTGCTATGATTATGTTTGAACAAAGTGCATCTACGGCAGAGTTGAGCAGTGGCGCACAGGTTAGGCAGGGCGTTGACCTGGTGGTATTGCACCCGGTAGGCTATACGCAGATTTTTGCTTTTTGGTTTGAGAATGAAGGGAAGAATTTGGGCGTGGATAAAATTGGCGCTACGAAGATGGACCAAATGAAAGCCTTTTGCGAGAAGAAAGCTTTAAAGGACAACACCACCATTGAAAGCAAATTCCTGCAGTACAATGATTCATTTAAGGCAGTTAACAAAAAAGTAAAGGATAATGGATAATCCAATTACACACACACCCGGGCCATGGCATGCTGTAGGTCCGGGTGAATTTTCTCCTGATTGGGTGATACGTGATATTGTAGTGGGGGAGGAAACGATCTGTTCCGTTTATTCGGACGATGCTGACAAGGACGGGCGCAGTCTTGCAGATGCAAAACTAATAGCTGCATCACCGGATTTACTGGAAGGGTTGAAGTTTGCTATTGCACTGTTTAAGGCGCAGGGTATTGATCAATTCCATCGAATGTTTGGCGAAAATATACTGTTAATGAACGACGCTGTAAGAAAAGCAACACTATAATTATGGAACAAATAGAACAAAACTGGAAAGTAGGAAATCATCCGTCTGTTATTGTTTCGGATGTTAAAATACAAAATAACAACTTTCCTTCTCCACCAAATAACAAAGAAAGCGCTGATGAAGATGTTAAGTACTATGGAGGGTATTTAGTATGTGAAAGTGTAGGGAATAGCAAGTTGGCGTCTATGATTTCAGCAGCACCGGACTTGCTTGAAGCATTGAAGGAAATGGTTCGCATGTACGAGGAGGTAGAACCTGCAGGAGGATGGCAAGGTGTTTATGAAATGAGTTTGTGCGCCATCAAAAAAGCAACTGGCCAATGAGAGATATCAACCGGCATAAAAGAAATATCCTGAAAATGGTTGTAGGTAAGGTTTGCATCTTACAAAAACGCTATCCAACATATAGTATAATTGCGAAGAGTTTGCATGATGCAGAAACAATTGGGATCATTAAAATAGATGATGTTTCGCATATAACGATAACTAAGGCAGGAAAAAGGATTTTAAAAAGAACAGTATTTTCAAAATGAGCATCATCGTAGATCCATATTACAGCCGTCCGGAAGTATCCAACAGTGAGTTGGGTAGCATTGATAAGTATTGGGCACCGCAGACCTATGTGATTGACCTGGAAAATGCTTTCCGGTTTGGCAGCCTGCTGGATGCTATGATCACAGAACCGGAAATGGTAGATTATTACAAACTAACGGTAGGCGGTACACAATTTAGTAAGCAGGAGTTTGATATGGCCATCGATATGAAGAAGGTATTTTTTGCAGATCCTTTTTGCAGGGCATTGGCCGGCCAGTGTGCGATGCAGTATGTAAGTATTCGCCATGGTTTCCAAATTACTTACGAAGGGTTAACCTTCCTGATGGATATGAGGGCCAAGTGGGATTTTTTTGCACCAAAGATTGATTTATCTGGTGACTTAAAAACAACAGCGAGTACAACGCAAAAACAATTTGAGGAAAGCATCTTCCATTATAATTACGACCGGCAGGCGGCCCTGTATATGGACCTTGAAAATAAAAGCAATTTTATGTTTATCGGGATCAGTAAAAAGAACCTGAAAATATTCAAGGTGCCGGTGAAGCGTGGGGGCAGCATTTACAACAGCGGTAAAGCTAAGTACCAGGAGGCAAGTTTTCGCTATTGGTATTTGTTTGGAGATATGAAATACATCGCAGCGTGATTGATACCATCATTACCATACAGGGCAGGGAAGTGCTGAATATAGATGAATTGCGCCGGCAGTTTCTATTGCTAAAGGATGGCAGGCATCATATCCAAAGTACTGATTTGAGGCGCCGCAGCTTGCCTATGAATGATTATTATTTTGCCGTTGTGGTACCAATGGTGCATGAGGGATTGTATGAGGCAGGATGGGATGAAATACGCACCAATGCAGCGGCGCATGAATACCTTAAAAGCAATTTTATACGCAGGGAAATTATAAATGTAAAAACCGGCGAAATGATGGAAGTGAAAGGAGGTAGTACAGCGAGATTTACCATACCTGAATTCAATGCTTATGTGGAGGAGATATGCAAGTGGGCTGCAGAGTATTTAGGTGTGGTAATCCCTTCGCCTGACAAGGCCTGGAAAGCAGTGAAAGCGAAACAACAAAAACAAATGCGTGGAGTATAGGTTAAAAGATGATGTGACCAGTTGCTTTAAACCTAACCAGGCATTGAAATATTACGGCCATAAGGATGATGTGGTAATACTTGTAATGGATATGGTGAATATGGCAATTGTAGAGAAGGATGGAAATAAATTTTCTGTAAACAAAACAAACCTTATAATCAATGAACCTACAAACAAGGACAACAACAACAGCGCAATTCAGCGGGATACCATTCCTAAGAGTATTGACCGAGTGGAGGAAAAACCGAATCCGGAACTACGCCCAAAAAAAAGGAATAAGCATCGTCCAGGCAGTGGAAATGATTTACTTCCTTCCTTATTCGGAAGCGATTAAGGAATTGAATGCTGTTTGTGATGCTCAATTTCATTCTAACTGCCAACCAAAACGTAAAATTTTTTCTTAATAATAAAACACCCCTACAATGGACAATGTAAAAATTCGCAAGGCGAAAATTAAAGACGACCTGTTTCTTGATGTAGAGTACATCGAAGATTTGCCAGGGCACAGTAAAAAAGATACAAAGCTTAGTTGCACTGTACCGATTCATGATGATTTAAAAGCGGCATTCCAAAAGCTGCATAAACATTTGTCGGTGCTGAGTGATTACCTGACTGTTCCTGCAAAAGTGAAAGATATCAGCCAGTGGGTGGATGAAGCTATTGCAGCATTCACAGTAAAAAGCTTTAGTATAGGTGGCAATGATGACAACGAAGGTATTACGCTTACCGGGTTTAAAGAAGGCGATTATGGAAACATCAACCTGAATTCTCCCTTTCAGAAATGGGAGGCCAGCGAGTACAAGTTCATTGGCGACCTGCAGGCAGAAATTGAAGAATGTATCTATGAAGTGGAGCAATACCTATTCCATGGCAAACGGGCTCCGGAAAAGCAGCTGGAATTATTTGACGAAGGAGCGGAAGAAGGCGCTGACGAATCAGGACCAGAGGAAGGAGCGGAATAATTATTATCAATTTTCAAATAACGGCAATGGAAAGACAAAAAATTTGGCAGCAAATAGAATTGGAACTGCGCAGGGCAAAAAAGAAGTTCCCTAAATGGCCGGAGCATATTGTAGCAAGATCCGCAATAGTCAGCGAAGAAGCTGGTGAACTTACAAGGGCCTGCCTGCAATGGAAATACGAGCGTGATGAACACAATGAAATGGTGAAGAGCGCACAGTTTGACGCCATGCGTGACGAGGCCATACAGGTAGCGGTAACAGCCATCCGTTTTTTAGAAAACTTAAAAGAAGAAGAAGCATGTTAGATATTTTAGAAACACCGAATGGGTTTGAAGTACAATTTGCATACAAGCCATGGCTGGTGAGCGCCATTAAAAAAATACCGGGTGCCGGGTTCAGACAAAGCGGTGGTAAAAAATACTGGCATGTGCCATCTTCAAGCGGAACGGCTTTATTGAATTGGGCTGCAGGATTGGGAGTGAGTGCTAAAAACGCTACGCTTACTCAAATTGGTGAAATCGATCCATTGCCGGATTTGGAAATTGATATCCCTTTGAAAATGCAATTGTTTCCTTACCAGGCTAATGGTGTGGCGTATGCGCTTAAATACAAACGGGTAATTGTCGGGGATCAGCCCGGATTAGGGAAGGCACAACCATTAACTGCTAAAATAGCAACGCCAAAAGGATGGATTAAAATGGGCGATGCAAAAAAGGGCACTCCTATTATTGGGGCAGATGGTAACCTATATCAAATTGAAGGCGTGTTTCCGCAGGGAGATAGACCAGTTTATAAAATAACTTTCAATGATGGTACTTCAACTGAATGTGATATTGAGCATTTATGGCGTGTAAGGGATGTGAATAGACGTAGAAGGAATACAGGATGGATTGTAAAGTCAACAAAAGAGTTGCTGGATGCAGGGTTGCAGTATCGTGATAATATCGCCAGGCAATCTACCGGAAGGAAACCTGTTTTAAAGTGGGAGATACCGGTATTAAAAGCATTTGATTTGCCTGACAGGGATTTTGTTATCCATCCTTATATTTTAGGTGCATTATTAGGCGATGGTAGCATTTGCGGTAAGGATATTTGTATTTCAATCCCTGATTTTGAAATTGAAACAAAAAATATAATTGAATCCCTTTTACCTGTCAACCTTAAACTTTGGCTAAATAAGTACACAGATTGCCCACAGTATTATATCACTCAAACTAAAACAACAAATAAAAATCCATTTACTGCGGAAATTGAAAGGTTGGGAATTAATGTAAAAGGTAAAGTAAAGTTTATTCCGGAAGAGTATTTATTTGCTTCAAAACAACAGAGGCTTGATCTACTAAGGGGTTTGATGGATACTGACGGAAGTGCGAAGATGAATCGTATTACATTTCATACATGCTCAGAATCTTTAGCAAAATCTATTTCAGACCTTGTGTTTTCATTGGGAGGGCAAGCTATATTAAGGGAGTATAATAGAACACACCAAGGTAAAAGTATTGAGTGGCAGGTTAATATCAGGATTAATGAGTGTCCGTTTTATATGCAAAGGAAAGTTGATCATTGGGGAGTTAGTAAAAAAACAAACCACGCATCAAGATATATAAGCTCAATAGAGCCAATTGGAATAATGCCAACGCAGTGTATAAAGGTTGCTGCGCAAGATCATCTTTACTTAACTGATAGTTTTATTGTTACTCATAATACCGGCCAAGCCATTGCTACTGCAGAGGGTGCAAAATGTAAATGCGTACTGATCATTTGCCCGGCCACCATTCGGGAGAACTGGAAGCGGGAGATTGAAGATAAATGGACGAGCAGGAAAGCGCTGATACTTAGCGACCGGGTATTGAAAACGTGGCATACTTTCTATAAGGTAGGTATGATCAAGTATTTTATAGTGAATTACGAAAGCTTGAAAAAGTATTTTGTGGAAAGCATTGAAAAGCCAATGGGCAAGGATGGTAAACCGGTACCGCTTCGGTTGAATCACATCAAGTTCAGGGAAACGATTGACCTTTTCGATTGCATCATCATTGATGAAGTACATCGTACGAAAGATGGTAAGACCATGCAAAGTAAATTATGTATGGGGATTGCAAAAGGGAAGGAGTATGTGCTGGCGCTAACGGGCACGCCAGTGGTGAATAAGCCGGTGGATCTTATACCGCAGCTTCATATTATTCAACAGCTGGATAAATTTGGTAACTACAAAGGTTTTATCGACCGGTATTGCCAGGGATACAACCAAGCCAGCAACCTAAAGGAACTGAATTATCTATTACATCAAAACTGTTTTTACAGGAGGGAGAAAACGGAAGTACTTAAAGACCTGCCGGATAAAATGCGTGAAATACTTAGCTGCGATATTACGACCAGGACGGAATACAATAAGGCAGAGAATGACCTTAAAAATTTCCTGAAGGAAAACCTGTTAAAATCGGACGAAGAAATTACCAAAAGTTTGCGGGGTGAGGTGATGGTAAAAATTGGGATCCTGAAAAAGATTGCTGCAAGGGGAAAGGTAGAGGAGGTAATTGCGCATATACAGGAGGTGGTGGAATCGGGCGAAAAAATCGTGGTGTTCGCCTGGCATAAGGAGATTGTATTTGACCTTAAAAAAGCCATCCCGGGATCCGTTACGATTGTAGGTGATGACAGTATGGATAACCGGCAGAGAGCAGTGGACAGTTTTCAGAATGATCCGAAGGTGCAGGTTATACTTTGCAATATCAAGAGTGGTGGAGTAGGTATTACGTTGACCGCTTCCAGCAGGGTGGCCTTTATTGAGCTTCCATGGCACCCTGCAGATGCAGAGCAGTGCGAGGATCGTTGTCATCGTATAGGCCAGAAGGATAGTGTGCAGTGTAGTTACTTTTTAGGATTAAACACCATTGATGAATATATCTATGATATTATTGAGAAAAAGCGGGTGATTGTAAACCAGGTAACGGGTGCACACGACGATATTGAAACCGTGGAAAAGAATATGGTGGACCAATTGATTGGTATTTTTTCTAAACAACCAAACCAGTAATCTATGACACCAGTGTATTTAGCGAAAAAGCTATTGGAGCATGGCGCCAATATGCGCAAGCTGCAGAAGGCTTTTTTTAAAGAGCAGGATCCCGTTCAGCGGAAGAATATTTTAGCCTTATCCAAACAATCGGAGAAAGAGTTTGATCAGTTATTAATCAGTGCGGAACTAATATTGAAACAATAGTAAGGATGGGGAAAAAACTGGATGGTTATACTTTAACCGAAAAATTAAGAAAAGCACGCAGACGGCATCACCTGAGCGCTCCAACGCAGGCACTATACTACGAACTGGTAGCTATATGCAACGAGGAGGATTGGGTAGATGAATTTAAGTGCTCCAACGATGAATTATGTTCTGCGCTAAAGGTATCAGAAAACTCACTGATTGACTACAGACAGCATTTAATTCAAGCTGGTTTAATCTTATATAAATCAGGTAAAAGTAAGAAGCAGATTGGTACTTATTCATTTAACTACCTCAAAATTTGCAGCCAATCGGATAACCAAAAGGGTAACCAATCGGGCAGCCCAATGGATAACCCAATGGATAACCAAAAGGGTGAAAAAGGTTCAGACAGTATAATAGATAAACTAAAACCAAACTTAAACCAAACTAAAACTAAAATTATTTCTTCCGGCGATAAACCGCCGGTGAAAAAAAAAGGACCTGAAAAAAAAGCAACAGCGGTGCTTTACTGGAAAAAACTTGTAGATGACTGGTTTGGTTTTTATGAAACACATTTTCAAATAAAACCAACTTTTGACGGCGCCAGCGCAAAAGCTTTAAAAAACATTTTATCGCAGCTGGAAAAAAGGACAAAGGAAAAAAGTTTTGAATGGACAAGCGAACATGCTACAACTTGTTTTTTAAAATTTTTAGAAATGGCAAAAAAAGACAACTGGATTGCGGCAAATTTTATGCTACCAGTTTTAAACCAAAAATTTGATAAAATCGTAAACCCAATTCAACATGCACCAGGATCAAACTTCAACAAACAACCAACTGGCGGTAACATCGATACCCGAACAGCTTTCGACAAAATTGATATCCTCACTGCTGCAAATGGAGGATCCTAACCAGCGGATGCAGGGCAAGATGGAAATGATTACAGTAAGCAGGGATTTGATGCCTGCAGGCAAACCAGCCTTTTTAGAAATTATTAAATACCCGATGATTAAAGACCTTGCAAAAGAACGTGGCCCAAATGTGATGCTGAAATTATTACTACTGCTGATCAAAGATTTTTGCAATTCGGTGAATGTGGTCCGGAATATGAACGACGACCAGATGATTGAAGCGGCATCCATGTTGCTGGATGAATGTGATAATTTCAGGCTGGAAGATTATGTAATGATGTTTAGCCTGGCCAAACGTGGCGACCTGGTGAAAATTATGGACCGCATTGATATTACTGTAATAACGGCCATGCTGGATGAATATTGGATCCGAAGGAAAGCCGCTGCAAAAAAAGCGCATGAGGAGCCTATAAAGCAGCTGGATAGCTTAGGTAGCACTAATAAACTATTGGATAACATGCATCCGGAAGATGCGAAGATGATGCAAGGTGCCGAAAAAATGGCGGCAGGAATTGAGCAGATAAGGAGCCGGCTGACTGCGCATAAAAATATTTCAAATGAAGCTGAGGCGAAAAAACAAATCTTTCAGCCAGAAATTACTCACGAATTTGGCTATGCTCCAGCTTTGGGAATCGTAAAGAATACCAATGAAGGGTAAGTTGAAATTATATTTAAAGGGCGTTTATATTACATCAGAGGTGATATACCTTCCGGATAATGAACTATTTCAACCTGGCGATGATCCTAACCTGGTATTTGAGCGAAATTGTAAGCGGCGTGAAAAAGCATTAAACCGGATAAGTGTGGCATTTAGGGTAAAACACATGATGGCTATTTTAAAAATGGATTGCGATTATTGGGTGGAATTAAAGATTGAAAGCCGGTTGAATGTGATGGGGGAGGATGGCGGCTAACGTTCGGCGGCTTTGTGTCTGTACTGGAATTTATTAACTAAATGCTCAAAATATAAACTTATGCTGAATAGCGAAAATCAAGACCAAGAAACTACTGATGCCAGTATAGCACAAAGCCGTTTGTTACCTGCCGTGCTTTGGCGTGATGAAAGGCATAGCCATTTTTGGATTGAAGATGAGGAATTGCACGAAAGCTACAATACCATTCGTGGGCTTAGATATAGGTGGCGGTTGACGGTAAATGGCTTGCCTGATACCGATAGATGTGCAGATGATATGTTGCTATACATTCAATCCGAGTTCCTTTAGCTTGGCGCATGGCAGGTAACGTTTTCGGCTTTGCGTTCGGCCCCGAAAACACTAACAAACTAAATACTGATTCCAGGCTGACGCAAAACCGCTTGTAATATGCAGTGCCATTGGGCGGTGAATTTAAAAACCGTAATAATTAAATAAAATAAAAAAGATGGCTATACTTAATTACACTACAATGATTGCTTGTGAAAAGTCAATCAGTGAAATACAAAAATGCTTAGTGTCACATGGCGCAAATAAAATTGTTACTGATTATGAAAACGGATCACCGTCTGCTGTAACTTTTTGCCTGATGATAAATGACAGAATGGTTGGTTATATTTTACCGGCTAATTATTCAGGCGTATTAAAGGCAATGAAAAACGATAAGAAAGTGCCTAATTCAAAATGTACACCGGAACAGGCGCAAAGAGTTGCCTGGAGAATTGTAAAAGATTGGGTTGAGGCACAAATGGCAATTGTAGAAGCACAACTTGCAGATATGGCAGAGGTTTTTTTGCCGTATGCTGTTACAAAAACTGGTGAAACGATGTACAAATACATTCAGGGGGATACGCAATTGTTGCTGACAAGTTGATTGTCGGAACATCCAGCCGCCACGAAGTACGAATGTGTGGCGTTGGCTGGCATTGCATATTACGCTGGGCATTTATGCAGGTTGGAGGCTTTGTACTTCCGATCACAAACAATAAATGCCAGGCTTTAGTAAATGCTCAAAGTTCGCTGTCATGCCAACTTGCATAAATGCCTTTGTTAGTTTTTGTTTTTTTTTAGCCGCGGAGCACTTTAAACTATAAATTTTAAAGAATGACTGAATTACTAAATATTGATTGCATAGAGTACATGAAAACTGTACCTGATAAGCATTTTGATATTGCTATTGTGGATCCGCCTTATGGCATCAATGCGCCTAATATGTCAATGGGGCAAAATCTTAACCGTAAAGATGGTTGGGTTAGAGATGAAAGCACTGCTGTGAAAATAAAAAAAGGAAGATTAAATGGCGGTTCTGGTAAGTTAAAAAATAGAGCATTAAATACAATGTCTTGTGATTGGGATTTTGAAAAGCCTACACCTGAATACTTTGAGCAATTATTTAGAGTTAGTAAGCATCAAATAATTTGGGGCGGAAATTACTTTCCATTACCACCTACAAGATGTATTGTTTGTTGGGATAAACGCCAACCCTGGGAAAACTTTTCACAATGGGAAATGGCTTGGACTTCATTTGATAAGCCTGCAGCATTATTTTCTTATTCAAATACAGGAGGAGCGAATAAAGAAACTAAAATACACCCAACACAAAAACCTGTTGCCTTATATGCTTGGTTATTCAAACGCTATTGTAATGATGGGTTTAAAGTATTAGATACTCATTTAGGTAGCGGATCATCTGCTATTGTTGCTGAGAAATTAGGGTTTGATTTTGTAGGCTGCGAAATTGATACCAACTATTACAATGCAGCTTTAAACAGATTTAATAGAGAAACGGATATAGGAATGTTTAATGTTAGAACCGATGGTGATACGGAGCCGAATGTGTGGCAAGGGAAAAAAAAATAGAAACTAACGGCCCCGAAATTGCCGCAGTGCGCCACGTTTTATTGAGGCACGAAATAAAGTAAGTGGTGTACTGCGGTCGAAGGAACCGGCGCATTGTCGGCAATTTGTGTGTTAGCCGCCGTCCGGGCTATGAGTGTTAGCTTTCCTGAGTTTTCGGGGCCGTTAGCCGCCATCAGCATTTGTAAAAAGGAGTGACGTAGGAACGGTTTTACATTGCGTCTACAACCAAAATGCGAAGATATAAACAGATTATTTCTTTGTTTTTTTTAAGCTGCGGAGCATGTATTTGTATTTTTTAACCTTAAATAAATTTTATGACTATTGAAGAAAAAGCCAAAAAATGGGATGAGTTAGAGCAGAAAATTGCAAAGTTTTACTTAGACGATGATGGTAATGAATTGCTAGATGATGAAGGCGGAGACCTTTGTGACATTGGCGAAGCGGCTGCAATTGCTTTTGGATTTATGTAAAGACAATACCTGCCCTCGTTAATTCCGATGGCAGGTATTCTGCCTTTCTGTATTTGTGGCAACAGGAAAAAAAACAAAGAGATACCAAGCTGTTCTTCGGCATTTTGGTTGTAGGATGGCGGCTAACTCGTAAATATGCGACATTAAGGCTACACGGTGTAACTAAATTTACAACTATGCAACGATTCGTAACAATAACAACATGGGCAAAATTAGCCGGTATAAAAAGGGAATCGGCATACAAAAGATTAAGATCCGGCAGGCTTGAATACTCGCCTTATTGCGAAATGCCAGCAATTGATTTAGAAGAATTTCCAGCAAGCCGTATTAGGTGTATTGCTGCTCCGCTGGCTATTAAAAGGGATATGCCGGATTGGATGTATGATTAATTTAAAATAACCATGAAAGGAACACCATTCACTTTAAACGATTTAAAAAACCGGCCCTGCGCAAAATTAAATGAGCATTTATTTGCGGAGCCAAAAAAAAAGCGCATCAGTAAGCCATCGAAGGAAAAAGAATGGTTCAACTTCAAACTGGCTGAGTTTGCCAGGGATAATAAACTACAGCTGGATACAGAATATAAATTTCATCCAAAAAGGAAATGGAAATTTGATTGGAGTTTTAATGACCACCTGCTTGCGTTTGAATACGAAGGTATCTTTTCTCAAAAAAGCAGGCATACTACGCCAACAGGCTTTACCGGCGATACTGAAAAGTACAATGCAGCACAGCAATTAGGATGGAAAGTGTACAGATATACAGCTATCAATTACCTAAACCTGCAGTTTGATTTGGAGGCTATAAAAATTAGCATACAAAAAAAATAGAATTTATTGTTATAAAATCTAACTTTGAAGCATGCAACCTTTATTTGACAAAATTTTTGCGATTCCCATTCCTAAAGAACAAAAATCCGCTTCCGGTCTTGCTTTGGATAATACCGATTATAAACAGGCGAGAGTGGTATTTACCGGTCCGGGCCACCAGGGAGCGCCAATGACGGTAAAAAAGGGTGATATCATTATATACCCGGGAGATTGTGGCCTGCCGTTTTCCGATTGGGAAGGAGAGCCAGGTATCGTTTTAACTGAAAATCAAATCCATTTAATTTTATGAAGAAAACAGTATATGGCCAGAAGGCTAGGGATTATTTTTTAGAAGCTGCCAGGCAACTGGCGGAACCGGTAAAAATAACATTGGGCCCAAACGGTAAAAATGTGATGATATCGGAACAGGGAGAAATGGCCTATACTACCAAAGATGGTGTAACGGTTGCCCGTAGCATTGAAAGTGCAGATCCGTTCGTAAATGCTGCTATCCAGGTGATCAGGCAGGCAAGCATGAAAACAGTGGACGATGCCGGCGATGGCACCACTACTGCGACGATCCTTTGTGAAGATTTACTGGAAGAGATTAACTGGCATCTTAGCAAAGGTGCCACTGCGGTAAATTTAAAACACCAGCTGCAGCAGGAATTAAAGCAATGCGTTGCTGATATTAAACACAATGCCATCCCAATTAAAACGGCTGCGCTTTTTGATATCAATAAGGTGCAGCAGGTAGCTACCATATCTGCTAACAATGACGAATTTATTGGCGACCTGTTTAAGCAGGCTTACGATACCATTGGACCAAACGGAACAGTGATGTGGGAGGAAAGTAAAAAAACGGAAAGTTACGTTGAAGCTTACCCGGGAATGAAAATAGATCATGGCTGGGCATCCAGTTTATTTAGCAATGGTCAAAAAAACAACAAGGATATTTGCGAATACATGGATCCGTATATATTCGTTACCGATAAAAACATTACCCAAACAAAAGATATTGCTAAAATTGTAACATATGCGTTTGATGCCAAAAAACCACTTATAATTTTCTGCGGTAATATCGAAGGCCAGGCGCTTGCTTCGCTTAACCTTAACCGGCGCAATATCCAGTTACCGGTTTGTGCTGTTACAATCCCCAATTATACCAAAGGTTATGTTGATGTACTGAAAGATATTGCCATTTATACCGGCGCCAGTTTTTTCAGTGAAAACGAAGGGAAGAATATTGATAATATTACACCTTCAGATATTGAAAGCATCCTGGGTTCTGCAGATTTTTTAAATGCTACTGCGAAAGATGCATTGATCCTGGGCGGCCATGGTGATACCAACCTGATTGATCAGCGGATTACACAAATTAATACGCTGGTGAAACCGGAAAACGGACCATGGGAAAAGGAATTTCTGCAGGCACGTATCAGCAAGCTTCAGGGAGGTATTGCGTATATCTATGCCGGTGGTACCACCGAAGTAGAGCGCCGGGAAACATTGGATCGTATTGAAGATGCAGTATTGGCTGTGCGTAGTGCTATTGAGGAAGGTTACCTTCCAGGTGGTGGCCGGGTGTATTATTTACTTTCCGGTGGACCACTTGAAATTCTTAAAAAGCCACTGCAAAGTATCTTCTTGCAGCTTTGTGAAAACTCCGGCTATAATTCTGATTTTGTTTTAAAGCAAATAAAAGAAAAAGGCGAGGGTAAAATGAATATTGGCCTGAATGCCAAAACAGGGGAGATTGAGGACCTGTGTATTGCCGGTGTAGTGGATAGTGCTAAAGTGGCCAGGGTAGCGCTTGAAAATGCGGTAAGTATAGCCCTTGCGTTCCTGAATACGGATTGTATCGTTGCTTACCACAAAGATTAGATCCTGCCTTCTAATATCCAGGTATAAGACTTATCAAAAGTATTGTGCCATTTTATTAGAAAATCAATGTTAGGGGAAATATTGCCATACTCAACTGCTTTGATATAGGAAGTATTAAAACCCATTTTTTCGGATATTTCTTTAATGGTGAGATTGGCAGTTTTACGGGTAAGCATAAAACGGTGGGCAATTTCGGGTGTGTATCGCGGCTCATTGATTCGTTGACGGGGCATATTTTTTGATTTTAACAGTTCACAAATGTAATAAGAATGCTAACAGCAAAACAACTATCCATTTGCCTTCGGCCTCAATTTGTTTGGGATAACAAAAGTGCCGGCAAGTGGATGCTTGCCAATGTTGCCAGGGAGCACGAATATTTTCAAAAGGAATTGGGTATTTTAGTTTTTATCAACCTCGCTATTGTAACCGGCGTTCCGCTTACTGAAGTACAGCAGGTGATTGGTATCAGTGATGTGGAAATGGATATTTTGCGGCGCCAGTTATCGAATATTATGCTGCATGACTATGATCATGTTACGCAATATCAAAACTGGCGCCGCAACCAGGTAAACATCAAAACCGGTTTATGCAAAAATTTGATTGCTTTTAATTTTGGCATCAGATTTTAAATTTCTCGTGCCACCTTATACTTTTCTCCAACCTTGTTTCTTTATAGAAATCCAGCATTCCGTTCATAATCCGCTGCAATTCTTCTTTTGTTCCTGCGTGTGCAATCATACGATCCCCCAAAACTGCCCGCATCGTTATCGCAATGGCGTATAATTCCATCTGCGCATAGGATAGTGGCTGAAGCTTTTCAAGTTGCTCCTGCAGGGCTGGTAATGATTTATACAGCCATACCCTTCCAATTACAAAAGGCTCCCGGGTATGCAGGATATACACTGCTCCGGGTAATTCTATGTACACAAACTTTTCTACTATTTTTGGCATAACTACTATTTTGTTTTTAATGATAAATTACCATGCTTCGCAACTTTCACCGCAGCTGCTCAATGGTTCAAACATGGTTAGTTGTTTTATTTCAGATTGTGGCTTTAAGCTTAATTCCCGTATATCCTGAACGGACATATTACCCCTAAAAAAATTATATGGTGGTTTTAGTTTTATATCTCTTGGGTTATGCTGTCCATACTGCAGCCCTATGCTTTCCCACCAGGTAAAAGACGCCGGATTGCGTTGCATATTTCTGCATAATAAAGCTGCGTTTTTTTTCCAGCAATTATCGCAATTACCATCATCCACATGAATATCCAAATTAAACGGCTGCTTACTCCACCACTCTGAAATTTCTTTTTTACTTTTTGGATTTATATCTACCAGGGGATAAATCAATTTCTGCCTTTTATTTTTCCTATTAACCCGTTTTGGTTCATCAGTACGATATCCAATAGCTACCGAATATTTTACCCATCCAATTTGCTTTGCATAAGCCCGAACAGCCTGCCGTTTTAATTGTGGTGAACAAAATGGTATTTTGGAAGATGGTATCCCTAATTTTTTAATCATTGCCTCAAATGGCTCACCTTTCCTGGAAGCGGTTTCATAGGTAACTACCTTAGCCTTTACTTTCCATCCTTTAGCTGAAATAGGAACAGCTTCTACCCACACAATATCAATACCCCATTCCTGGGCACATTCATCTATGAAAAAATACGTACCTTCTACTTCCTTACCGGTGTTTGCAAAAACCACGATGATATCATATTTATCTCTATCCTGCCAGCAATTTAAAAGCCACCATGTCATGTAAGCGCTGGTGCGGCCACCAGAAAAGCTTATAATTAATTTCTCTTTCATACTTTAATTTTAAGCTGCTTTTGAAATTCTGTTTCCTAATTTAATTAACCGGCCGCCCAATGCTTCTGCCCAATGCTTAGGTACTAATGGGTGCACACTGTTGCCGATGAACTTTTTCTGGTCTGTTTGGTTGCCAATCATTTGATACGTTTCCGGAAAGCCTTGTATTTTCAATAATTCCAATACCTTAAGCATCCGCATTTTTACGTCCACCAGATTAAACGCTACCATAAATTTCTTAATCCGGATCATTACCTCGCTGTCTGTATCATACACTGGTATTGTTACCGGTCCGGTTTCACATTGCACCACATACAACGGCGCTTTATCCTGCCTGGCTACAATTACAGGGCATGGCGCTTCTGTGCTGGTGCAATGCCCGCCATGCGAAGGATTTACAATGTATGTATGCCTTCTGCTTGCTGTGAGCGTTGGTGCCGGTTCTTCTGTGCTGCGTGGCAAGTTATTAAAATTAGTCGGCATGATAAACGGTGTAGCTTCAATCAACCGGTGTTTATCGTTTGGCATAATGGTACCGGCCGGCTGATCAACGCTTTGGTTTTGAGTAACACGATAATGCTTATCTATAAAAAACATTGGATTGATTAACTGAAACCTGTCTTTCGTGCTGATCGTTGGGCATGGCCTTGTTACTGGTGTTACATTGGCGCCAGTGCTGTAATGAGCAGCAATGAACTGCGCCTGTATTAAACTTTGAGTGCCTGCTGTTGTAATTGTGCCGGCTGGCTGGCTTGTGCTACCTACTTTTCCGGCTGGCCTACCTGAATAGTATTTACTGATAAAAGAAGTATCACCTTTCGCCACATACTTTAAAAGGCCTGCATAAATGCGTTCGTATGTCTTATCGCTTAGGTTTTTTTTTCGGTTAAAAATACTGGTTCCTTCATCACTAAAATCCAATACATCCTTAACTGGCATCCATGGTGAAAGTGATTTATTGAACATGTTTTGTTGCTGCGTTACCGCCTTTTTACTTTTTACGGCAATGGTTTTGTAATGCGTTTTATCAGGCCATACGATTGGTAAGCCGTCCTTTGCAAAACAACCAAATAACCGGTTCCTGCTGGTGTATGCTCCAAAATCGGCAGAGTTCAATTCCTTCCATTCATCATAATAGCCATACGCACACATTTGGTTTTTCCATTTTACCCATTCTTCGCCATTTTTCTTACTGATCGGTTTGCCTTTTTCATCCAGTGGTCCCCAGGCCATAAATTCAACCACATTTTCGATTTGAATATAGTCAGGCTGCAAAGCTTCCTGGTACCGGAACAAATGTTCTGCTAAGGTCCGGCTATCTGCGTTCCTTGCCTGCCCTCCCTTTGCCTTGCTAAAATTGGTGCATTCCAGGCTGGCCCATAACAACACATACGCATTTGGGTATATGCCACGCCAGTAGTTTACAATTTTGGTGAGCTCGGTTAAATCAAGTGTCCGGATATCTTCTTCAAAGTGCTTAACCTCGCTATGATTCAACCAATGGCTTTTGATTGCTTTCGGGTCATGGTTAACGCAGGCAATTACTTTGCAGATTTTATTGCCGTTGATTTCTGCATTTGCAAAACCGGTACTGGTGCCACCAAAACCGCAAAACAAATCAACTATTAAAAACAGTGGTTCTTCTTTTTTCATAATGTAGTTTCGATGTTAATTTCTTCGCCTTTGTGAATTAAGTTTATTAATTTTTCAACCAAATCACGTTTTGGTTGGTCCATTTCTAATATTTGCATGTTTATATAAGAAATTTGCAAAGTATCGCCCATACGAATTTCTTTTTTAAATTTCTCCCGGTTGGCTTCGTTCGTCATTCGGGAGATTGTATCCAGTTCGTTGGCTTCGCTGCGTTTAATCAGCCGGTTTATGAAGTCTTTAGTTTCTCCGTGTACCTCATGCCTTACATACTGCAAAAAGTTCCTGGCAATGCTATTGTGTAGCATTGCCAGGATTAAATGATCGTTCGCTGATTTCTTTTCTATTGGCTTCATGGCTCCGTTTAGTTTTTCAGAATAATAAATTTTGTGTTTTTACCAAATACTCATTTAGGCTTTTGATGGCATCCTGAGCGCATTTAATGATATATACCTCCCGTTCCGCTTTGGTTTTATCATTAGGGAATGAATGAGCATTCCCAGCCCATACAGCCCTGTTAATATCCACCTGAGCATTTACTAAATCTCCCAGATTATCTACCATGCAATTGTGACGTTTTGTTGCCATCTTCGTTTAGTTTTTTAAAATAATGAGTATTGCATAAAGCTGGCTTTCATAATATCCGAAACGGCATACATACCGCACTGGCTGATGGGCCTTACTTCGCCGGTTAGCTGCTTTACAATTTCCTGCCGCAGCGTTTTATTATGGTTGCCGCTTATAACCTGTGCGCAATGAAAATCCATCATTGCAGGATCTTGCAACCAGTTTTCTTTAAGCCGGTTTACTGTATTGGTTGCGTTTACTGTTAGCTTATCCATTGGCGTATTCTTTTTGCAGGTTAACTACTTTATTTTCGATGAAATCAATGGCCATGCAACGCTGAAAATTTTCTCCCGGGAAACTGGCCACGTTAAAATGATTGCCCACAAAATAGTTTTCCGCTGCCCGAGCAGTAGTTTGGCTGCTTACATTGGTGATGTAATTGTACTGAGGATCCTTAAATTTTACCTTTACGGTGTGAAGATTATGCAACATTTTGGTTATGGCGTTTTATCGGTTGCCTTCCGGTTTTAAAATTTTGGCCGCCAGGCGGATACCTGGCGGCCGGTTGGATGATTTATTTTACTATTTTGAAACTTTTCCACCACATACCAATAATATGCGGCTGGCCCATATCATTGGTAACTTTGGCGTCAATTAAGTCCGATTGGTTGTGAATTGGCCAGCCAATAATTTCATACTGCTTACCTTTTGTAAAGCATAACCCGCCATTGTGCAGGTCTTTTTTAGCTTTAATTATAGTTTTATTATCCATATCGTTTTTTAACCCTTTATTGTGCCGGTGGTTTACCGGTTAGTTTTTAACAATTCGCTGAAACCCATTCTTTGTAACCTTGCTTGTAAACCTCCCTTACTTCCGCCTCTGTGTAATCACTGCCCAATGCATCAACTGTGTCCTCAATGCTGCCAGTGTAATACGCTTCATGGTTTGCCAGTTCATAGGCTATATTAGCCTTCCGTTGCTTATTGGCCTTAACTTCAGATTTGTACCATTTATTAAGTTCATCAATGCCGTCCGAATAACTTTGTACCTTACCTTTTGGTAGGTAAGCGCCTGCCCCAATAGATACATACTTTTCGCCCTCCTGCAATGGTGTTTTATTTTCCTCCCATTGCTTATCATTAAAGGCAAAAAACATTAAACAACTGGTAATTAGCTGAGATACTTTTACCTCTTTTTCAATTTTAATTTCTGCGATACTTTTCATTCTGTTTGCGGCCGTTCGTGGCCTGACGCTTTTTAAGATTAATAAATGACAAATTCCTGTGCCCTTGCTACATTCCAGGCAATGTTAATGAGGTTAATATCGCTCTGTTGCTGCATATTTATTTTCCTGCCTATTACCTTTTCAAAGGCCTGTATCATTGCTTCGTTTGGGTCGCAATAATCATGTGTTGCACAACAGCCATCCTTATACTCAGGGCTGGCGTTTTTCCGGTTGATATCTTCAACCTGATCTTTGTTCAACCATTCGTGTAGAATGGTTGAAAATTCAGCCGCCAGCCTTTCAGCCAGCTTTGCAGCGGTTTTAAGTTGTTCAACCCTGCCGATGTTTATTTTCATGGATTTTGTCATGGTGTATTAACGTTTTGAAGTGATGAAGCAAAGGGCCAAACTAAACACAACAACACACCCGCCAAAGATGGCACCAGTGTATTCTAATGTTGTGAATAATGCAATGATGGAAATAAAGGCAACAACGGCCAGTGTAACGAAGTAATAAAAGATAAATGTTTTCATGCTATTTGTGCCATTTGTGTATGCGGTCGGCTACCGCTTTGGTTTGAATTGTAAAGTTATAAATTAAAACAATAAAACCATACATTTTATAAAGATTCGAAAACAATTAAATAAACCATACATTTTTTAACCAAATCGAAATGTCATAAGGTATAACATTAATAGTTGTCTATATTTCTTTTAAATGTTTGGGAATATAAAAAGAATTACTACCTTGCATACAGATCGGAAGGCAACCGAATAAAAACGCCGCAAATACAATGACAACCTACGCCAAATTAAACGAGTTAACACTCAAACTTAAAAAGAGTAAATACCAGCAGGCATCAATTACCACTTCTAAAGATGGTGCACAATACGCCCGCCAATTCTATTATCAGGACATTGAAATTTTTGAATCAATGTTTCTTATCCTGCTTAACAAGGCTAATATGACAATCGGGTATGTGAAGATATCAGCCGGAGGAATAACGGGCACAGTAGCAGACCCCCGTATCATTGCGAAGTATGCAGTTGATAGTCTTGCTACCAGTATTATCCTGATTCACAACCACCCATCAGGCAATCTTAAACCAAGCAGGGCAGACCAAGATTTAACCGCCAAAATCAAAACCGGTTTATCGTATTTCGATATAACAGTGTTAGACCATATCATACTGGCGCCTGATGTTTGCGGCAGCCTATCTTATTACTCATTTGCTGATGAAGGCATTTTATAATTCAATCCTTAAACCGGCCGGCTAACCACCGGCCACCTTAAAAACTCAAACACATGAACAACGAAAAATTATTTTACTGGAAAGACCTAAGCGGTAGAGGATTCAAAGCCAATAACCTAACCGTTGATATTATCAAGGAGAGCGATGATGTGACAAACTGGAATGGTGAAGCCCTGCACGAATGGGCCACCGAAGCGGAAGAAGGCGACGAGTGGGCCAACCATAACGAAAAATACATTTGCACACAATCTTAAAACCCCACCATGAAAAAAACAACCAGTTTAGTTATCGACCTGTCATTTTCATCTTTCAATACCTCAATAATGGCAATGATGGAAAGTTTTGAAATTGATTTTTTTCACATGCAAAAGGCTGGCCACTGGCGGGTATCCATGGAAGAAAAAGCAAAGAATGAGTTAACCAAATTTCTTAATGATTTGAATATACCAAATAAGGTAGATGGATTTCAAACAGGATGGTATTTTGTGCACTTCCAATTAGATGCACAGATATACATGCAACCAAATCACCACATTGAACTAAGAGCAAGTAAAAACTAACACCATGAAAAAAGCAATAGCAGCAATATTTCCGGCAATGTTCATCATATTCCTTTGCGCATGGGGATTTATGGCAACCGAACAAAGAGGTTGGAGAGCATTTAAGGTAAAAGAGCAGAATATCGAACGCCACGCAAAAAGCGACCTGATTCACATCTGCACCGATACAACACACGCAACTTGCGATAATGAGTGCACCTGCGACGGCATGGAATGTAAATAAACCATATTTTCAACCAATTCAATTTAAATCAACATGAAAGAAACAACACGCACACAAGGCCAAAGAGGCAAAGACCTTAAACAACGGGCGCCAGGCGGCGGCAGAAAAGCAAAACCCGAAAAGGAAAAGGTGAAAACCTACGGAGTGCAGCTAACACCTGCACAAAATACCTTCATTGAAAAGAAGTACGGCAGCAGGACCAAAGCCATCCGCACATTGCTGACAATCCTTTGTCTGATGCTAACCTTTGCCCTATCTGCCCAAACAGCAACCAAAACCAAAGACGGCAACTACATTGCCACCCAAAAACAAGACACCGCAACAACAGGTAAACCAACTGGTAAAACCTTTACCGACAAATCTGGTAAGGTATATCCGCTATTCATTAGCAAGAACGGTAAACTGTACTACACAAGAGTAAGCAAAGCAGGTAATACCTACAAAGCTTACCTAAAAGTGGATTAAACAAACAACAACCAATTGGCAGGAATATTATACTATCTTTAATGTCCTGCCAATTTAATCGCACCACCAACCGGAATTTCTAAATAACAATCTAAAGGTATCGGGCAACCTTCCCGAATCAAAATGGCAAGAATCGCACTAACAGACAACTCAGGCAAATGGTTCTCAACCGAAACAGCCGAGAAGTTTTCAGAAAACACCAAATGGAACGGACGTAATCAAATCAGTATGGCAACAGGAAGCCAAACAGCACACGAATGCATCTATTACACAAAAGGAGGAAGGTATATCCTTTGTAGTTGGTCCGATTGGCAAGGTAGCACAGACACCACCGTAGAAAT